CAAATCACAATCCTAGAAACCTTTGAGGTTGTTTGCATTGTAAGCCAACTTCAAGCAGCACGTTGACATTTTCATACTGTTGATTAGAGAGTCGGCTCCGCATTGTTTTGGAGGTGTTGAAGCGTTTATCCTCAGCTAATGTCAGCGAGACGTTTAACGATTTATAAAACGTGATACACTCTTCAACCTTATTGATGCCATTGAAAAAACACATTGCAAGTTCGACCTTTATGGAATTCGGATCGAATTGCAAGTTATAACCACTATTCTTGAAAGCCTCAGCGTGTGATGGATTGATATCCTCCAATATCTCGTATTTCACATGTCGGTGTGTCTTACCTATACGCATTAACGCTTCAGCTATTTCCTTAAAAACGGGCATGCCACAATATATCTGCTGGTACATGAAGCCTAAACTATAATAATATTCACCCTTGCAATGTTCAAACTTTCTTTTCCTAAAAACTCCTATATTTTTCATTAATTTGACCAAGTTCTGAACATACATAAATTTGCCTGGTTGATATTGTATAAATTTTCCAGAACAATACTCCAAGTCATGATAGTCATAACGCTTAATGATTTTTGCGTCAAAACCAAAATTTGAGAATGTATCGATAAATTCTTTATCACTGTTAAATCCCATACAGTTGTCATCGCCGTCACAGATGAAATCACCATCAATACCATTAATCTTAATAAAATATTTACATGATAAATACGTAAGTAATGTATTGAATAAACCGGTGTCCATATCACCTGAACCACGACAACCCCAGAATGAGAAATAAACACCATTTAAGGTGTAGCCCCTCTTTTCCATTTTAGATTTAAAAATCTTCTCGATATTCTCGTACTCGGTTGCTGGCAACAACCTTTTCCACAAACCTAACTCCACAGCTCTCAATAAATCAATTCTCTGCGTGGATTCATACTTAGAAAAATCACATTCTAGCATGACTTTATTTAGGACATGTTGAAAAAACTGTTGCCCGCGTTCCAAAAAATTTTTGCCTTTTGAAATTTGCGGCAAATGTAGCATTGCTTCCTCTAGTGCAGTAGTGTACTGCCCATAAAGCAGATTGAATTTTGTATTCCTGCCCATTATCATCCTTGGTGGTTTGTCCTCATCATAAATTTCATTTTTAATGAATGCACTTATGTTATTATCTTTCCAGATATTAAAACCATTCTTGAGGACACTACGACAAGCATCATCATACCTACCCAACAACTTGCCTTTCTTGTGGGACATGAATTGTGAAAGTTCCATGCGCCCGTGAAAATGTGGTCTTAAATCGTTGGCAAGTTCATCCAATAAAAGGTCCAGAATTCCCATATCAACATTGAACTCATTCACAGACTCTTTCAAGTATCTGTTAGTAAGTCCAACGACATCATTACAAGAGCAATTATTCATTATTAGAGTTTCCCCACCAGCTGGTGAAGGAAAAAGTCTACGATATGAAACAGTGCCCTGGCAAGGTTTAGCGTTGATTGTGGAAACCCTAGCTCTCTTCCAGGCTGCATATTTTTGTAGGGGGCAACCTGCTTGGCAAAGGGTAGGTATGAGAAAAGTGGGGTGGCTTAAAAGTTTAAATTTGACTTGTGTTGTTTATAAGCACAAGCCAAACCTAAAAGACCTAATGGTATCAGTTTGACAGAGGTAAGCGGTTTAAGTTTTGTCAAACAATACATGCTAGTAAGAAGTCCAGCTGTAGCAACAACAACTGGTAGCATGCGACCTTTTTGCTCATTAGGATTTTGATAAGCTAACAGTAATTTACTGTCAGTTTCATCGGCAGCCTTCTGCAGAGTCAATAAAAATTTATTTACAAAGACGTTACTCTGCTTGGCATAATCAATTTTATTTTCATTCAGATATTTGATACCTAACTTATGCATGTGCTCAACGGTTTCAGCACGATTGTTATATTTATCAAATTTATTTACAATCAAATATTTGTACAGACTTTCGATAATCTGTTGATCTGAAAATAAACGTAAACTGTCTTTTAAGCCAAACAGTTCACGTGTATAATGATTATTGATTTGGTTAAAATCAAACCGGGATGGCAAATAACCAAAAACACGATTAATAAAATTCGGTTGGTACTCGACGACACAAGAGACCGGAAAAGCACTAGACTCAACAACTGGCAAAGGATCACTACTCACTGACGCTTTCGCTCCTTGGATTGGTGCTACAGGATTATTACTCTCTAATGATTTCACTCCTGATTTACCAATAATTGTTTTATTTACATTAGCCATATTTACATGTGCTGAGTCGGGTGCATAGACCGGTGAAACGGAAGTCCGTTGTGTCGGTACTAAGGGTGAAGTGGGAGGGTATATGTAGAAGGGTGATGTCGTATCACCTACCACTCCAAATATTGATTCAATTTCTGAATCTGCAATTTCCTCACTTCGTAAATGTCTGTCAGACGTTTCGCCACTTCCGCAAGCTGTGTTGCCACCAGCGCTGAATGGAGTATGTTGTAATTGTACTCCGTCAGTTCCGGCGTCGGTAGTTGGATACTCTTCAATGAATCGCAGTCCATAAGAGTTTCTCGTAATGTTGGAAAGCTTTTCCTCAACTGAGACATTCTTGTTTCCACCCACACAACTATGCCGTCCTCTTTGGCCACAAAAGCATTTGCGCCCGAACATTTCAGTCTTTTGTTGCTCGCTGAAATTGGGGCACATTTGCGTTTCTGACATGACATCGTCTCCGTGACGGTCACTTCTCCCTTGTCCTCGTTTGCGTTTGTATCTACTTCCATGATGCAAATTGAACGATTTTGACATTAAGCGTATACAGTTTAAGTGCACTTGTAACT